CCAACCGTCTGCATTCAGTTTGTCGGTGCTGCCGGCACTGTAGATGTTGGTGCCCACATCATACACCCCGAACTTGGCGACCGCCGAGGAGGCGTTGGTGGGGTACAGGCCGTTTTGAGTTATGACCGTCGGGACAATGGCCTCGGCCGTGACCATCTTGGCGTGCCAAGCCGCTGCACCCAGAGTTACATTGGACGTTGTGGGCGTCCATACGTTAGTGCTGGCCGTATAGGACCCCACGTTGTCATCTGTGTGGGTGACACCACCCCCAGAAGGACTGTGGGTCCACGAGACGCTGGTTGTCTGAGACGACGGGAAGCTCGTCAGCTTTATGCGGTATTCGCCAGTTTCGTAATGACTTCCGTGAGTACCTGTTCCTGCCGCATGATAAGGAACATCCCATTTCTGGTTGCCATGGCCAGTCACCCACATATTGTGACCCTCCTCGGGCCGGTAGGTGGACCCGTGCCACGTCCCCTCGCGGGGGCTTTGTGATCCGTATTTCGCATAGCCCGCCGACGCAATAGCCGCAGGAGTGGGGGGATTTATTAAGACATACTCGGAGGGACTTGAATATGTCCCGCCGATCAGGCCGTCGGGCCACGAACCGCCAATCTCAGAACCAGGGATCCCGTAGAAATACAACGTCAGGGCTTGGACATAGTACACGCCGCCATTCTGCCCAGAGGCAAACGGATAACTGGTTGATCCCGAATCAAGATAATAGCGTCCATTGCCCGAAAAACTGTTGTCGATCAGCCATTTCGGCTTCACATAAATGTATGTTTCGGTCATCAGAAAGTCCTCCCGAACACGCGGCCGGTCATGCGTGTGGAGGCAAGGACCCGCTCAAAGGTCCACGGGGGATCACCCCCGCCCTGGACCTTGATGAAGAGTGACGCACCGGAGGCTCGCTGGCGGTCTACGGTGGACCTCGCGTCATTCCACGTTCCGGTGGCGACCGGGTCCGCAGAGGACGCCTCGTCGGCCGTGTCGCCTCGCAGCACCTCGTAGTCAACCGGCTGTGACCCGCTGCCAATGGTGCCACGCAGGCCGGTGATCATCATGGCCCGCTCGCGGTCCTGGCTGCCGAATGGACCCAGTAACACAAACGAGTCAATGGCCGTGCCGTTGTCAGTCGTCTGGGAATCACCCACCGTCTGGTAACGCAACGCACCGTCCCGACAACCCAGTACCACCTCCCGCTTGGTGCTCGTGCGATCATTGATGGCCAAGACCGCCGACGGGTCCAGGTCGGTACTGCCATACTTGTCCACAAACCAGCCGTCCGTTCTCACGTCATAAAACAGATGCTTGGTGGCGGCGGCAACGTGGGGCGTGATGTGGATATGGAAGCCTTGGGCCTCCTCGTTCCAAGTCAGGTTGATGTAGCTACTGGCCACGTCAACGTCGGACATGAAGTCGTCAATTCTGTTGGCCGAGATCCGGCGAGGGGGAGCCTGCAACTGGAGGTTGTAAATCCCGCCTCTAGACGAGACGAAGAAGATGTCCCCGTTGGGACCGAGGCACCAGCTCCGGCCGGCGGCTCCCCCGATCACCTTCGTCACGGGCCGCATGCGGAACGTCTCGGTGTTCGGTGAACCGCTCATCTCCCAGATACTGCTCTCGCAGAAGAAGAGCAGCAGGTCCTGGTTATACGGCATCAGGCTGGTGATGGTGTCAGGAATCAGTCCAAGGGGACTGAACCGGCCGACCACGGCCCGGTCTATGTCGTCCTCAATGTCGCCGTAGCGAATGGGCAACAGGTCCCGCTCGTGGGCCTGGGCGTCCTTCTTGAGAGTGTCGTAGCTTTTATAGTAGTTGCTCGGGACCTTGTTGACCCAAGTGCTCGCCCCGTACCGGGTGCTACCCACCAGGTAGCCCTCGGCATTGGCGGCCCCTATCGCGTTGGCCCTGGTGATCTGTGCGTCAATCTTCGCGTTGTAATCCACGATGTTCTGCTGGAGCTGCGTGTTGAACGAGGACACCTCGGAAGCCACCTGGAAGTTGTACCGCCGGATCTCCTCGTTAGCTTCCTTGTTGAGATCACGCTGGCGGTGCCGCCAGTCAAAGTCGGTCGGATCCTGAAACCGTGATATGTAGTAGTTCTGCGGATCATTGCTGATGCCGGCCAGTACCACCCGCTGACCCCAGAGCACGCAGATGGATTCTTTCTCGAAGGCATCCGACCCCCCGCCATCTGTTGCCACCTTGTTGGGGAACTTGCCACGGTTTTGTCCGTTTTCCTCCAGCACACGGTCGTCATCAGCTTGGGCGACACCCTCGCCCGGCGTCGTGGTGGCCATGGTGATGGTCGGCTTGTTGCCGGCTGTGGTCTGAGCGATAGTGGGTGTGGTATCCGTGGTGTTGGTTGTCAACGTCATGAGAGCCATGTCGGTCCCGGCGTATTGGCCGCGAAACTCCACCAAGACGTTGCCCTCGTCCAAGGCGTCACCGGTCGCCTGCACGTCACCAGCATTCACAACCGACATGCCCTCGCTGATTGCAATGGCCACATCCTCTGGCCTCGCATCAAACGCAATCAGGTCGGAGGTGTATGTCGTGCTGTTAATCACCAATTGCAAGGCAAAGGAATTCTCTGTGGCACTGTCACTGTCCACCGTCTGGACCTCATTCACCTCCAGGCCAGTGGCGTCACCACCAATCTGTGGCAGGTTCAGGTTGGCCAGGTCTTCCGCGAACGTAATGGTGTGGGTGTAGTTCGGGGCTTCACCGCTCCTCACCACCGTCGCGTTATCCGTACCAATTGTGCCCAGGGCCTGAAGAGCCAACTGAACTGCCGCAGCATCTGCGTCATACTCTAGTTCAGTGGTGGACACCCCCTTGAAGCTCAGCTTGAAAGTGCCAGTTGTGGGAGTATCTCCCAGAACGGCCGTCTGCACCTCGCTTGCCTCGGTCAAGTTCAAGCCGTGCTCGGTCGTATCGGTCGTGCTGCCGGTCTTGAACACGTCGGTGTACAGGAATGGCCGCTCCACATCAGCCGCCGCGTAGGTCCCCAAGGCCCAGGTCTTGACCGTGTTGTCTTCACTGTCGTAGTAGACCCGGTTGCCGGCACCGTCAGAGAAGTACACCAGATCAGAAGCCGGTGCAGCCCAGACCACCTTGGCCGTGGTTGACAAGAGAGCCGAACTCTGGCCCACCGCCACGGCCATCGTGTTGGGGGTGCCAAACGTGACGACATAAATGTAGCCGCCAATGACGGCCAACGCACCCTCTGCACGGTTCTGGATACCGGCCGGATCAGTTGTGCTCAGCTCGGTCCCGTAGTATTCCACCAGACACTGGACCGGGGCCGCCGCCACCGCCGCGCAGTACGCACCCAGGCCAGGGCGAGAGCCTCCCCTTGCCCGGTTCTCGGTCGAGTCAAAGGGCCGCACGTTCTGCAAGTCCGCAGAAGTCAGCGGGTCCTGATCCTCAACGCCACGCGACTGATCCAGGCCCTTGATAGGGAACCTGACTGTGAAGTCCTGCACACGGCTTCTTGCCATGATGCACTCCCGTTATGACTGGAGGCCGACAACCTTAAACTCGCAACTCGAGTCCGTTCCCTCGTTGACGTTGACCTTTGGAGTAGCACCCGTGTGGATAAACAGGCACCCTCTCGCGTAGCCACTGGCCTCGTCTGCGGGAACCGTGTCGCCACTGGCAATGATGACTCCACGTCCAGGCCGCGTGACAACAGTCTCGTCCGCACTGTGCAGGTTTACAGGCTTACTCATCTCTCGGTCTCCTAGTAAAGGGTGCCCTTGTAGGTCACGCGGTTGTCCGCGTGGTTCAGGGGCCACGTTGATCCATCTGATGTGTCACCCATCAGGCCAAGACTCTCGGCCGACAGGGTCTGGTCATAACTGATACTGGCCGACAGCCGCTCGAGGAAACGGCCGTGGTGGATACCCGGCTCGTCTTCCATCCGACTCTCGGCAATGGCGAGGCAGCTCTCGAGAAGTGTCTCGGAGTGAGCCGCACCGCCGTAGGCGTACAGGTCGTCAACCGTCAGCTTGTCGGGCAAGACGGTGAATTTGTAAGTCAGCACATAAGCCTCATCAGGACTCGGATAGAACTGCGCCCGAAACCTGGTGCTCGCCGTGCTGACCTTGGTGATCGGAATGATGGCCACCTTGGCCGGCTTGTCCTCGGACAGGGTGGACTGCTGACGCAACGCACGCATATGGTTTTCGCCAATCCGCTCTACGGACTGGGTGGCCGAGACCCCTGGCGAATAGGTCATGGTCCCGACCATGGTCCCGAAGCTGTCAGGCAAGTCATAGGCCGGCCGGCTCAGGCTGTAGGTGTTGGTGCCAGCCAGAGTGACGCCCGTGTCATCCAAGATAATGACCTGGGCGACCGGGCCTGAAGCCACCGTGTAGGTCGTGCCCCCGACCTTCAGCTCACCCTCGTCAGCCCAGTCTGGCCAAGTGCCGGCAACCGACAGTGTGACAATTGATCCACCCGCATGCGCCACAATGGCCACCGTCCCGGTAGTGTACGGGGCCGTGGTCGTCAACGTGGTGGTCGGCCGCAGGAACGTCCACTGGTGCGGTGCCCGGTCCATCAGAGGTGGCGGGAAGTAGAGTTGACGCAATCCGCTCTTGAGTATGGACTCCACGATCTCGGCGTCGGCCGGCTGGAAGTCGCTCGGCACACGACCGAACCCGTAGTAGCTGCCCACCTCGCGTCTAAGGTCATGGTAGTTCGCGCTGAGAGTACTTTCGGCCATCAGATAACCCTCACCTGTTCAACTTCAAATATCTCAGTGTGGTAGTCGGTGTAGCTGTTATCGCCGTCGGTGTAGACAAACTTGAAGACGGCCACATGCGTCTCGCTCTCGCCGGGAGCCAGGGTCGTGTCCACAATTGCGTTGTCAGCCGGCTGGATCAGCCAGGTCATCAGGCCGGAGGTCGCATGGAAAGTGACGTTGGTCCCGCCGACGTTCTTCACATTCTGAAATGTGTAAGTGGTCCCCGAGAGTGTGCCACGGCTGTTGATGATTGAGCCATCCCGCTGGTTGTAGAGCACCAATCCAAGACTGGTGAGGTTGGCCAGTATGACCACGGTGCCAGCCGGGTCCTTCAAGGTGGCCGTGTACTTGGCACCCGAGCCTTCATTCAGTGACCGCTCGCTTTTCTTGAGGTTGGCCATTAGCTATCAAGCCCCACACTGGTGACGGTGGTCCTCGTGAGACCCGTGTCACTGGTTGACGTTCGTGTTACCGCAAGCGAGGTGAGCGACGTGCGGACCAGGTTCGGCGACACAAACACACCGCCGCCAATGTGGGGGTCGAGTTCTACAGTGATACCCAGATTCAGGTTGAACAATAACCAGCCCATCAGACCTCCACATATACCAAGCAACCGTCAACGCTGACGACACCACTCAACTCCAGGTTCAAGAACTGACCCGCTCCTGTCTCAAACCAGCCGACTGGGTTGAAGGGAAGCGTGAAACCGCTGTTCGCCACGAGGTTCATCTGCCCGGTAAGTTCCGTTCCGTCATCGTCCGCATCATTAGATTCAAGGCGAGCCGTGACCGTTCCGGCGGAAACCATGAACATGGAAAGGACCCTGATTTTCTTACCGACCGAAGCAGCAACCAGCGTGTTGTTACCACTGGACGTTACGTCAATCTTGGCGAACTCGGGCGTCAGTGCCGTCACGCCGTCATGGATGACATTGGTCATCAGGGCGGCACCCATGTTGCTCGAGGTGGCCGCCGCCGATTCAATATCCACATTGCCGATGTTGGCACTGCCGGCGACTAAGGACGGCAGGCTGACAATATCCACGTTGCCTATGTTGTTGTCGCCGGCTGGCAGGGCCGATGCCACGTCCACGTTGCCGATGTTGTTGTCACCGG